GTTTTAGCAAACGGCGAAACCGTAGAAAGAAATAGAATATTTGGCGGCGTTGGAACTGGTACAGTAACAACAGAAAAAAATACTTTTGAGATTGGTACAGATGGTACAATAGCAATTGAACAAACTAATGAAGATTTAAGACTTGAGTTAGCAACATCAGCTCAAAAAGGAGAAATACAGTTATGGTTACTGTCAGGCGGATCTAGACTACGTCAAATTGATTGGTATACTGTAAGTGGTATTTCTGGTACCCAATCTACTGAGCATTATAGAGATCGAGATGGCCATGGATCACATTGTGCTGGTATTGCTGCTGGCAGTACTTATGGCTGGGCAAAAGGCGCAAATATATACAGTCAAAAACTTGCAGGTTTAGAAACTTTATCAGGTAGCGACAATACTGGTATAGCAATTAGTGATGCATTTGATGCTATAAGACTATGGCATAATGGTAAAACATCCGGACGTCCTACAGTGGTTAATATGAGTTGGAATTATGGAACGGCAGTAATTGGTAATCCTGCATCAGGAATATACAGAGGTACTGCATGGACATATGGAGCCGACTACGATACTAGGGGCGCCTTAAATAATGCAACAGGCATAGCACCGCCATATTTTGATGGTGGAACGCAAACTCGATTGCCTCTAAGAATCCCGTCAATTGATGCAGAGATTGAAGAAATGATAGATGCCGGTATACATGTTTGTATTGCCGCAGGAAATAATTTTACAAAAGTTGATATAGTAGGCGGAGTCGACTATGACAATGAAGTTACATTTACTCCAGTTACAGCTAATTATCATAGAGGAGCTTCTCCATATAGTGACGAAGCATACATAGTAGGCAATATTGACTCACAAGTTAATATAAATGTAGACAGACCTTCAGTGTCATCAAATAAAGGTCCTGGCGTAAATATTTTTGCACCTGGTGATAATATTATTAGTGTATCAAGTACTGAAGCAGATTCAAGTTATACACTTTTAGATTATCCTAGTAATACTACATATAAAATTATGAGTATTGGCGGAACGTCAATGGCTTCGCCGCAAGTAGCAGGAGTATGTGCGTTATATTTGCAAGCAATGCCTAATCTTAGGCCAGAACAACTTAAAAATAAAATTGAAGCAGATTCTGCTAAAGATATAATATCGGACACAGGAAATAACAACGATTATTCAGCATATAATACAAGTCTGTTAGGAGGACCTAACAGACATTTATACAGTAAATATGGAATACCAACGCCTTGGGGCCTTGGCGGAACGATAAATATTAGCGGAGGCTCTTAATGGCATTAAATTTTCCAGCAACACCAAATGTAGATGATACATTCACAGACGGTATAACTACGTGGGTTTGGGACGGTACTTCTTGGAACGTAGTTTCAAGTGGAGGTATATCTGCTGAACAACCAGATGCATTTAAGACATTTACAGCAGACACTGGTACTACAACAGCAGATAATGAAAACGATTCATTTGCTATAACAGGCGGCACTGGTATAGTAACAGCAATAACTAATGACGAAGTAAGTATTAGTTTTAACGGTGCAGTTGGCGATCCTGATCAAAATTTATTTTCTCAAATTGATGCAGATGTAGGATCTATTTCAGCATCTACACCTACTAGTACAGTAACATTTGAAGGTGGAACTAACATAGCCACACAAATTGTAGGTAATACAGTAACTATAAATGGTACTACACCTACACTTAGTATAAACGATTTATCCGATGTTGATACTTCAAATACAACTCCTGTTGCAGGTAATGTGTTAAAATGGGATGGTGCTAAATGGTCACCAGGACTTGATTCTACAACAGGTGGTGGCGGTACAGACGCTGATACACTAGATGGACAAGACAGTGTTTACTTTTTAAATTATAATAACTTTATTAACACACCTACAATACCAGCAGACCTAAGCGACTTAACAGATACTACAAGTTTATTGTTTAGTGGCGATTTTGCAGATCTAACAAGTAAACCAACTACAATAGCAGGTTACGGAATAACAGATGCATTTGACGGATCATTTTTAAACTTATCAAATGTACCTACTACAATAGCAGGATACGGTATTACTGATGCTGTAGAAGACTTTGCTGACTTAGGAACAACTCCAACAACACTTTCAGGATATGGTATTACTGATGCACTAAGCACAAGTTCTAATCTTGCAGACTTAGCAGATGTTGGTAGTGCTGTTCCTAGTACAGGCCAAGCATTAGTATGGTCAGGCAGTGAATGGGGACCAGATTCAATTAGTGGCGGTGGCGGTGATCCAGACCAAAATTTATGGCAAACATTCAACGGTGATGCAGGTAGTGTTTCTGCTAATACAACAACAGATACATTTACATTTACTGGTGGTACTAATATAAACACAACAGTTACAGGCGATAGTGTGCGTATTGATATGCCGGCAACATTGGGTGTTAGTAAGTATGACGACTTAGAAGAAGTTGGTAGAACTGGTAGAACAATTGACAAAAGTTATATGCCAGCTTTTGCTATGATTAGATTAAATAATGCAGGTAATACAGCATATACAGTTGACAGTCACGGATACTCAGGAAACAATCCAACACTACATGCAATAGGTGGTATGACTATTGCTTTTGACTTAGACGAAATTGGTGGACATCCATTTGAAATACAAGATGGTACAGGAACAGCATATAATACTGGACTAGTGCATGTAGATATTATTGGTAATGTGACTACAGGTACAAACGCACAAGGTAAAGATGGCGGAACATTATATTGGGAAGTACCAGAAACAATTTCGGGTAATTACAGATATCAATGTACATTGCACCCTGCAATGGTAGGTGCTATATCTGTTAAACGTATATCAGTTATTTAATTGCTTAATAATTACTTCTATTTTTTCTTTAGTTGTAAATAAATTATGTTTTATGTCTATTAGTTGCCGAGGCTTAATATAACCACCACTACCACTTTGGTGTCCTACGTCGATATCGTTACTTAAACTTTCAAAAGTTTTAATATATAACCCTAATTTATCTTTAATAGTTCCTTCATCTAAATTACTATATACTGTTTGATACCTATTCATATCTTTAAGCCATTTTTCAGAAGTTGTTAATCTTGGAAACATTGTTTATCCTATATTCTTAGAAGGCAATACAATAAACGTATCGTTATCATAGTTACCGTTACTTGACTCGGTAATTGAACAATCATTTTTTATTGCTTCTAAACAACACGGCATTAGTGGAGGTACGTGATGTGTTTGACCTTCTTGTAGTACTGTTTCAAATAACTGTCCAGTATCAGTATCAATCCATCTTAATTTAAAATGCCCTGTATTAACAAACCAAGTTTTTTCTTTTTTCACATTAAATGAAAAATTAGTTCTACTTCCGGGACCTGTAAATGCTAATATTTTTGTACAGTAATCATTTGTACTAGCAATAGTAAGTTCGTGTCCCCAGTCATATTTTTGTACATCACTCATTAGTGTCTATTACCTTTAATACTTCAATAATTGTTGTTACCTTATTTTGAATAGTTTTATTTTGTAAAGTATTACGTAAGCCATGGTGCAATGGCTTAGGCCATTTTCCTATACTAACCCATGCGTATCCGTCATGTTCTTTATTAAGTGTAGGTATAAATTCGTTGTCTACTACAATAAGATATGTATGAAAGAAAAAGTGGTTGTCATTACTAACAAAACTTTCTAAAGGAACAACTTTTTTATATTCTGTTTTGCCGATCTCTTCTTGAATTTCTCTTTTAAGACCTTCCCACGGAGTTTCTTTATGTTCGTTAGTGCCGCCAACAAGGCCCCAAGAAACGTTAGACTTGTTTCCTGTTCTATGTAAAAATAAAAATCTTTCTGTGTTTAAGGAGTAGAATAATGCTCCGCTACAAACAATCTCTTTCATACTAATAATTATGCATCAAGTAGTATGGTCCAGGTCGCTCCTGAGTATTCTCCTTCGTAGCTCTTAATCCAAAATTCGCCATTCCATTTGTACTGAATACCTGTATTTAGATTACTAACATATGTTGCTGGTGAGCCTGTACTACCGTCATTAGCACCGCTTGCATCAAACACAACATGCCAATTAGTTCCGTCCCATTCTAGTATATCTGATTCGTTAGCAATAAAATCACTTCCGTCTGCATTTTTCCAAGCATCAGGACCGTCTTCATTATTGCTATTACCAATATCACTTAAAATCAATAAACGTACACCTGCGCCCTTAATTTGATTTGGATCAAAACGTAATGGATCAATAATATAATCAATTGTTGTAAGACTATTTGAACTTCTAGCAGGACCAGAAATAACTGTGTCGTCGGGTAACGTATCGCTATCAAAATCAATAACAATTTTTGTGTCATCTAAAGGATTAATTGTAAACGTACCTGTAATATAAGTATCACCATCATTAGATTTTAATAGTATTCTACTTACACCTGCTTGATATGTACCTGGATATGCTTCTACAAGTTCTGGCCAGCTAACGTCACCAACTTTATTTCTGTATACTAGTTGTGCAACGTCATTTTCTACACTTAGACCATAGTTTTGATATGTGCTACTAATACTTGTTTTATCAAATAAACGTTTAGTATTAAAGTCCATAAGTCCTGTACCTTGGTTTGGAAATTCGCCATCGTCTACAGACATTGTACTTCCGTCATTGATTCCATCAATAGGACCAGTGTTTACTCTTGTTACAAATGTAGGCTCAGTGCCGTCTATTTGTCCTGCAACAGTAGCACCTAAATTAATATCACCTTGTTGCTCATTAAATATATTAGATATAATACTTGTTGTAACACCTAAACGTTTTACTTTAGCTGGAGGTGTTAAGTATATAGGTGTGCTAAACTGTAAATTAGCAACATCAATTTCGCTGTCTACACCGACAGGTATTGATCTAGAACTAAATGTAATACCTTCCATATTTACAACAGTTAAACTTGTCCAGTCTAAATAATTGTCTGTAGTTTGTATTTCAAAACTAGGATTAAACAATACTAGTATTTGTTCTAATATTTGTAATTTTTGCTCTGTGTTAGAAGCCCAAATATCTGCACTTACTTTTAACGTATAAGGTGCTGGCATATGTCTTTCTACAGTATAGTTTTTACCTTGTGTGTTAAGGTATTGTCCTGTAGCAGTATCGAATGTGCGTTCACGTACATGTCTTTTGCTTATTAGACTTGAGTCAGCTGTTCTGTCTCTATCCATTTCTAAACCAGTAACATATACAGCCATACGTGGTGCTGTGGGTATTTTATTTTCTGAGTTATCTCTAATAATACTTGCAACCTGTCTTGTTAAGTCGCCGTACATAACAGGTACTTGTTTATCATTTCCGTGTGCATCTTGCACATTGAAATTACTCAACATTCTTATAAGTTGTGTAATATATCTTCTAATTTGTGCATCATAAAAAAATTGCATTATACATCATCCGGTTTTGGTCTTAAGGCTTTACTTAGTGCCTGTCGTTCTGTTACAGTTTCGTCACCAATAACATCAGTGTTTGTGTTGTTAATGAATGTACCAATTTGATTCAATCTTTGATCGGTATTTGTCATTGTCATTCTAATATTATCTTGTACTTTAAGCCATCTGCTACCATCAAACTTAAATAACCTATTAGGTAAAAAGTCTGTACGCAAGAAGTAATCGCCTGCTTCATTAATAACAGGAAAACTAGTGCCACTACCAAATGCTGCGCCGTTGGGTGGTTGTCCATCTTCTACTAAGTAACCAGCATAACCTGATCTGCTAGGCGAACTAGCAGTTGGATCTTCTACAGTGTTAACTCTAGTTTTACCTGAATCATCTGTATCTAATGTATAGTAATGTCCAGTGTCATAACCTGACTTAGGAGCATCAGCTTCTGCCTCAGCAAGCACAGCATCATTAATTGCTTTTTCTTTATCGTATGTGCTTAGTAAATCCCTTAAGGTGTTCTCAGTATACTCTGACCAATTAAAAACGTCTGTAGGTGTGTTTCCTTGCGTCTGTGCTGTGGCTTGATATAGTTTGCCTTTATACTTTACAACTTGTCCAATTTCATAAGTTGTTGTAGTACTATAATCGCCTATAAAGATATCTTCATCTTCCGGAGTTTCTAGTATATCTGCAAACTCTTGACTGTCAACAATTTGTTTTAATTTAATTCTATATAAGTGCGGATACCACGTTGGACTAAATCCTTCTGCAGCTCTGTTTACATCTTCTACAACATAATATCTTTTAAGACTAGTAGCAAAATCATTTTCTGCATACTCATCTTTTAAGTGTGGTATTTCTATTACATCTCCTGGCATTATTTTTCTACCTAGTGAGCTAACACTTGATGTAATATGTATAGTCATAAACAACGTATCATTAGTTAAGAATAACCCAAATTGACTTAAATCAAAATCAATGTCTTGTACATTGTATATGCCTCTAATAGTATAGATATCATCATCGTACTTTCTGTCTCTATTTTCTAAAAACAAAATATCTTGAATCTGAGTATTATCTTTAACAACTTCTCCATCGTCAGTACCTACGTATTTGTGTATATTCACATCAGTACCGCCAATAGTAAACATTTCATAGATCCTTTGATCCATAAATTTGTAATCGTTGCCCTTTTCTGGTTTGTATAATGATAGTCTTGGCATATACATATTTATCGATACGATAAATACTATTGGAGAACAAGACATATGGCTACAGGTATAACTACACAAAAACAAGAAATATTCGACTATGTAAACGCATTTTTAGGTGGAGGCATGGTTGATGTTGAACTTGATCCAATTCATTATGAATCTGCTTTAACAAAAGCACTTACAAAATACAGACAAAGAACAGATCATGCTGTAGAAGAGTCATACTTGTTTTTAACACTTACTGAAGATCAAAACGAATACATATTACCAAATGAGATTATTGAAGTAAGAAAATTATATCGTAGATCTATAGGTTCACGTAGCGGCAACGCAGGCGGAAGTTCAATGTTTGAACCATTTAACTTAGCATTTACAAATACGTACCTACTTAGTGGTTCAACACAAATGGGCGGATTAGCAACATATGATATGTTTGCAGGTTATCAAGAACTTGTAGGTAGAATGTTTGGTAGCTTTATTGAATTTAAATGGAATACAACAACTAAAAAATTAACAATACTACAACGTCCAAGAGGCGAAGAAGAAGTGTTAATTTATGCATATAACTATAGACCAGATGACCAATTGTTCCAAGACTATCTTGCAAAACAATGGATCAAAGATTACACACTAGCATCATGCAAATATATGTTAGGTGAAGCACGTAGTAAGTTTGCAACAGTAGCAGGACCGCAAGGCGGAACATCTTTAAATGGTGATAGCCTTAAAGCAGAAGCACAATCCGAAATGGATAAATTAGAACAAGATTTATCTCTACAAGTAGCAGGTGGTGTAGGCTACGGATTCTTAATTGGCTAAGCCATCTCAAAAAGAAGCCTGTAGGCTTTTTTATATGGTTAAAGGCCATCTTCCAAATGATATGAAAACAATTTATGCCTGCTATGACGGCTACTTTAAGCGTCTATGGAATAATACCGAAAGTTATACGCACGAAGTAGGTTTCGAAGAAGAATATAAAAAAATGCTTGACAAACAATATAAATGACTTTATACTGTATAGATAATTAAGGAGTCATTATTTTGTTGCCCAAACTATTAATTGTCGGTCACGGCCGCCATGGTAAAGACACTGTCTGTGAGTTACTAGAAAAATACAGTTATACATTTCAATCATCATCTAAATTTTGTTCAGAACTTTTTATCTTTAATGATCTAAAAGACCAGTACGGATATGCTGACGAAGAAGAGTGTTATGCTGATAGACACAATCATCGCACAGAATGGTATAATATGATACACGACTATTGTAAAGATGATTTAGCAAAACTAGGACGTAACTTATTTGCAGAACACGACATATACTGTGGACTACGTAATAAGCGTGAATTCTTTGCAATGCAAAATGAAGAAATATTTGACTATGCTATTTGGGTAGATAGAGCAGACCATTTGCCCTTAGAAGATCCTAGTTCAATGAGCATTGAGCAATGGATGTGTGATTACACAATTGATAATAATGGCGACTTAGCACGTTTAGAAAAAAACGTAGATATACTAATTAAAACTATTTTTAAAAATCGGGGACTAAGTCTCCCTGCTTCCACGCAACTCCCTCTTTTTGAAGAGTTCGCTGACAGTTAGCACAAATAGTTTTTAAATTAGTTGGTCGACAATTTTCAAGGCGCCCATCAATATGATACACATCAAATTGTTCACTGTGTTTTGATTTATATCCACACTTCTCGCATTCATTCTTTTTGACATAACCGTATTGTTGCCAACGAGGCAAACCTTTACCCGGCCCGCTATACCTAGCACAACTTTCGCATTTACTTCTATAGTAAGGTTTATTAGCCTTATAATAGTTTATAGCACATGGTTTACTTTTACAATTCTTACACAACGGTCTCATACTAGTATTTACCTGCCCTTTTCGGTCCCTTTTTCTAGGTGTTTATCACGGTCGATTTGTAAAATCTTGCTAAATAACTATAACAACTACTCAACAGGAGAAAAAAAATGGCATTATCATCACCAGGTGTAGAAGTCAAGGTAATAGACGAAAGTTTTTATACCCCAGCTGAACCAGGCACCGTACCAATGATTTTTGTTGCTTCCGCAGAAAATAAAACAAACGGAAGTGGCACAGGAACAGCAGAAGGAACGCTAAAAGCAAACGCTGGCAAACCTTACTTGCTTACCTCACAAAGGGAATTAGCTGAAACATTCGGCGACCCAGTATTTTATACAGATTCAAATAACAACCCAGTACACGGCGGAGAGCTAAACGAATATGGTTTACAAGCTGCTTACTCGTTACTAGGTGTTAGCAATAGAGTTTATGTAACTCGTGCAGATATTGACTTAGGTGTTTTAACACCAACAGCAGATGAACCAAAAGATAGTCCAGCAGATGGAACTAACTGGTTTGATACTAATGATAGTTCATATGGTATTTTTGAGTGGAACAGCTCACCAAAGAACATCACAGGCGGTCAGTCATTTAGCGTAAGAACTCCAATTGTTATTACAGATACAACTAAGTTAGACGGTAATGGAGATCCTAAAGAGTCAGTTGGAAATATAGGTGATTATGCAGTAAAAGCAACAACAGATGTCCTAAGAGTATATTACAGAAACTACACAGGTAGTTGGGTTAAAGTTGGCTCAACAGCGTGGATTAATTCACACTATGTAGCACAAGGTACAGCATCAAATCCAACACTGGGTGGTGCAACAAACTTAACTATTACTGTAGGGTCTGGTTCGCCAATTACAGTAGCAGAAGGTACAGACTTAGCAGATACAGTATCAACAGCAAACGCAGATGCAAGTTTCCAATCAGCAGGAATTAGTTTTGCTGCAATTGATGGCAAATTTAGCATATTTAATGATGCGACAGGCGATGAAAGAATTACTATTTCTGACACAGACGGTTTGCTTGGCAAACTAGGTTTAACAGCAGGAACATTTGATGCACCTAAAACACAAATTAGTGCTCACACAAGTGTACCTGAATTTAAGTCAGGTGATACAACTCCACGCCCAACAGGCAGTGTTTGGTTAAAAACTACTGAGCCTAATCAGGGTGCTAATTGGAAGTACAAGCGTTATAATGCTAACACAGCATTATTTGATAATGTTTCAGCACCAATTTACGGTTCAGCAGCAGCGGCGTTATATTGGTTAGACAGAAGCGGCGGCGGTGTTAACTTACCAGCAGGAACTACTTTTGTAAAATCAAATGCAGAAGATGCAACTTCAGTTGAAGGCGCATTTACAATCTTTAGTCGTGCTAACACAGGCGCAACTACAATTACTGGTAGTGCTATTACAGCAAGTACATTTAGTGCTCAAGCATATGCATTTAATATTGCAGAAACAGACGCAGGTAAAACAGCGTTACAAAGTGCTGTAACAGTTAGCTTCACAGCAACAGGTGCTGTAGGCGATGCAGACTTAATGGCAGGTGCTATTAACAATTCAGCATTAGAAAATATTCAAGCAGAAGTAACAGCAGACAACAAACTAGTTGTTAAGCACACACAGGGTGGCGACTTTACTATTGTTGATTCAGACGGCGCATTTGCAGCTGCTGGATTTGTAGCATTTGTAGTTGGCAACCCAAGCACAACAACTAACTTATACAACAGAAATAGTGTACTTACAGCAAGTAACTGGAAGAAGGCAGTATTCACAGCAAGTGATGATGCTCCAGGAGCATTGGCTGCACAAGGTGCATTATGGTACAACAGTATTGTTGACGAAGTTGACATGATGATACACAATGGTACTACATGGGTAGGCTATCAGAACTTTAGTTCAGATTATGCAGATACTAACCCAACTGGTCCTATGGTTTCAGCAACAGAGCCAACACAGCAAACAGATGCAACAGCATTAGTTGACGGTGACCTTTGGATTAGCACAGCAGATTTAGAAAACTATCCATTAGTTTATAGATATGACGGTGTTAACTTAGCATGGGCAATAGTAGACGTTACAGACCAAACATCTGAAAACGGTGTACTATTTGCAGATGCACGTTATAATACAGCAGGTGCTAACGCAGACGAAGCTGGTAGTATTGTTGACTTATTAACAAATAACTACTTAGACCCAGATGCTCCAGATCCAGCACTATATCCAAAAGGTATGTTGTTATGGAACTTACGTAGAAGCGGATTTAACGTTAAGCGTTTTGAACGTAACTATGTAGACATTAATGGTACAAATGGTAGATTTAACAATGACGAATCAATGGCTGGTTACTATCCACACAGATGGGTAACTGAGTCAGGCAACCAAGCTGATGGTTCAGGTAGCTTTGGACGTAAAGCACAGCGTAAAGTTGTTATACAAGCGTTACAGGCTATGGTTAATAGTAATGATGATATTAGAGATGATGAATCAAGACTATTTAACATTATGGCAACACCAGCGTATCCAGAGCTAATTGGCGAAATGGTATCACTAAACTATGATAGAGGACTAAGTGCATTTATCGTAGGTGATAGCCCAATGAGATTAACACCAGATGCTACTTCACTAAATGAATGGGCAACTAACGTTCGTAAGGCTGTAGAAGATAATGACGATGGCTTAGTAAGTTTTGATGAATACTTAGGCATTTACTATCCAGCAGGCTTTACAAGTGATAACGCAGGTAACAACATTGTTGTTCCAGCATCACACATGGCGTTAAGAACTATTGCACTAAGTGATCAGGTATCGTTCCCATGGTTTGCACCAGCAGGTACAAGACGTGGTGGTGTTACTAACGCAACAGCAGCAGGTTATATTAATAGCGAAGGCGAATTTACAAGTGTAGCACTTAACGAAGGTCAAAGAGATACACTTTACGCACAAGCAATTAACCCAGTTACATTCCTAAGCGGAAGCGGATTGGTTGTATTTGGACAGAAAACAAGAGCAAGAAATGCAAGTGCATTGGATAGAATCAATGTAGCACGTTTAGTTGTATACTTACGTAGTCAACTTAACAAACTTGCAAAACCTTACTTGTTTGAACCAAATGACAAAATTACAAGAGATGAAATCAAAGGTGCAGCAGAAAGTCTAATGTTAGAACTTGTTGGACAAAGAGCACTTTATGACTTCCTAGTTGTATGTGATGAATCAAACAACACACCAAGTAGAATAGATCGTAATGAACTATATCTTGACATTGCAATTGAACCAGTTAAGGCAGTAGAATTTATATTCATTCCACTTAGACTTAAAAATACAGGAGAAATTGCAGGACTTTAATTAGGTGATAGACCCCTGAAATATGGGGTCGACACTTTGATAAATACTAGCAACAGGAGAAAAATAGAATGGCAATCTCAACATTATCAAAAATTACAGTTCCTTTAGCGAGCGATACAAGCGCAAGCAACCAGGGACTTTTAATGCCGAAACTACAATATCGCTTTAGAGTGACATTGGAAAATTTTGGTGTAACAAACGCAACAACAGAATTAACAAAACAAGTTATTGATGTTACCCGTCCTAACATAACATTTGAAGAAATTACACTAGACGTGTATAACTCCAGAAGTTACTTAGCAGGTAAACATACTTGGGAACCAATTACATTGAATGTACGTGATGACGTAAGTAACAATGTACAGAAACAAGTAGGCGAGCAACTACAGAAACAGTTTGACTTCTTTGAACAGTCAAGTGCAGCAAGTGGTATTGACTACAAGTTCCTAACACGTATTGAAGTATTAGACGGTGGTAACGGTGCAAATGAAGTAGGTGTTTTAGAAACATTTGAACTTTATGGCTGTTTCCTAAATAATGCTAACTACAACACACTAAACTATGCAACAAGTGATGCAGCTACTATTGCACTATCAATTAGATATGATAACGCAATTCAAACTCCAGTAGGACAAGGAGTTGGTACAACGATTGGCAGAACAGTCAACTCGTTAGTAACAGGCGGCGGCGTATAATAAACGCTAACTAGATTGCTATTCGAATAAGAAAAGGAAGTCGGAAACGTCTTCCTTTTTTTTATATACGTACTTAATCCTAGAGGATAAATATTAGTATGGGAAATAAGTTAAACGGATTCTTAGATAATTTTTTCGGCGGTGCTCTAAACCCTAAGGGTAACTTAGGCGACTTTGCACATGCCTCTAGATTGTATGTAGACGATGCATTCAGGCTTGCCCCTAAAACAAAGTTTCTTTATTTTGTAAATTTTAACTTTTACAAAGATGACAAGCACGATGTTTTAGCAGGCTTTCCAAAAATGAAAAATAGACATAGAGCAGAATTAAATATGCTCGTAAAAAGTGTCGACCTTCCACAATACAGATCAGCTGTTGAAGTAAAAAATGCTTACAACAGAAAGAAGAATGTGCAAACACGTATAGACTATACTCCGGTTAGTCTTACAATGCATGATGACAATAACGGTATAACAACTATGTTGATGGAAGCATATTATAGATACTATTATAGAGATAGCAACATATCAAATATTACAGCAAGTTATGACCCACGTTCAGCTTACAAAGAAGCAAATGGCAGAACATATAGATTTGGTCTTGACAACGATAAAATAGTACCGTTCTTTAAAGACATAAAACTATATCAATTCAGCAGACACGAATATACAGAATACACACTTGTTAATCCACTTATTGAAAGTTGGGGCCATGATACTATGGATCAAACAGACGGTTCTGGTATAGCAGAAAACAAAATGACTATTAACTATGAAGCTGTATTGTATAGTAGAGGTAAAGTAGGCGAAGATAGTCCTGCAACATTTGCAACAGATCATTACGATACTTCACCAAGCCCATTAAGTGTAGCTGGTGGCGGAGTAGCCAGCTTGTTTGGCGGTGGCGGTGTACTAGATGGTGCATCAAGTGTGCTAGGTGATATTACTGGCGGTACTTTTGGTTTAGGTAGTGTACTTAAACTTGCTAACACTGTTAAGAATGCGAAAAAATTAAGTAGCGATAGTCTTAAATCAGAAGGTTTAAGTATTTTGACTGGCGCTATTACAGACGTAGGCAAAAAAGGCTTAGGTGGTTTACCAGGTATATCAGTTCCTAAGTCTAACGGTAACGGCGGCAGTTCAGATACTACAACTGCTACATCAAATAGTGCAACTAATAATTCTGCACTTTCAGCATCAAAAGTTGGTTCAGCACAAGCAGCAAATAACTTACCAGTAACAACAGGAGATGGCGGATAATGGCACAAGGAAATTTACCACAACGAGGTTACAACAATAGTGACGAGCCAGTTAGAGAATTCTTTGATACATATTATCAAAACAAATTAGAATTTCCTAGCAATGATGTAGATGCTGTATTAGCATATTTTGGCAAACGTGGGTTTGAAGATAGAGCTAGTGCAAGTGTTGCTAGTACACTTTTACAACAAGCAAAAATAGACAATGTACCTGTATTTAGATTACTTGATACATTAAAAGGTTTAAATGAAAGTCAACTTAGTGCATTAGTTGCAGAAGTATTAAACTATGCTAGAGGAAAAACAAGTACTCTAGGTTTTCAAGTACCAATAGAAACTAACATCATAGAGTCCAGAAACATAGAAGTTTTTGAGGACTAGAAATGGGCAGATTCGCTCAGGGTAAATTTAATCTAAAAAATCCTGACAAATACTCAGGCAACAAAACTCCTACATATAGAAGTAGTTGGGAATTTGCATTTATGCGTTTTTGTGACGAACATCCGAGTGTAGCTCAATGGGCTAGTGAAGCAATAAAAATTCCGTATAGACATCCTTTTACAGGAAAGCATACTATATACGTACCTGACTTTTTTATAGTGTATGTAGACAGAAACGGCAAACAAAAAGTTGAACTAATAGAAGTTAAGCCAGCAAATCAAACAATTAAAGAAAAAGTAGGCAGATCAAAAGTAAATCAAGCGGCATGGGTAGTAAATCAAGCCAAATGGGGTGCAGCACAAGCATGGTGTAAACAAAAAGGTATCTTTTTTAGAATAGTAAACGAAGATGATATTTTCCACCAGGGCAAAAGAAGATAAATAATACTAGTAGTTAATAGGAAGTACTATGACGAAAAAATTAGAAGAAATGTTAGATTTACCAGAGTCTAAAGAAATAATACAAGAAGCAAAGGCCAAAGAAGAGTCTAAGCCTATCGCACAGCATAAAGAAACATTACGTGATATTGCTGAGTTTGATAAGATTAGTTCAGCATTACCTGCAGTAAAAGGGTTAGGCCAAATGGCAGATGTTGAACTTAATGACATTGCTGACAGAGCATTAACAGCATATGAAGATCTAATGGATCTTGGTATGAATGTTGAATCACGTTATAGTGGTCGTGTATTTGAAGTAGCAGGCGGCATGTTAAAAACAGGGCTTGATGCTAAGATAGCAAAACTAGACAAAAAACTAAAAATGGTTGATTTACAACTTAAAAAAGAGAAATTGGATAAAGACAGTGGCACCGGAGATGACAGTATGGTGAACGGAGAAGGCTATGTTGTAACAGATCGCAACAGTCTATTAGAGAAACTAAAAAACGTCCAATCAGATAAATAATATATATAGGAAAATTACAATGGCGTTTGAAAAATTTTTAGCAGAAGCAAAAAAGGTGTATCCTTTTAAAATCGGTATAGCTGGAGAACTTCCAGAAGGCTGTGAGGACATGTTGAAAACATGCTTAGAAAAGTATGGAGTTAACAACATAACTTCAGGTAAGAAAACACCTATTCAAGAACGTCCATTAGATTTTCCACAACTACAAAATATGGAAGTTACATATTTTGAAACAGAACTTAATTATCCAACAACAACTCAAGTACTACAAGAGTACTTAGGTCAATGCTGTGGTATAGATCAATCTTACATCATTGTTAGAAACCCAATGGAACCACAAGAGCAATATCAAGAAGAAACACAAGACGGTGAGTATGTTGCAAAACTAACTACCGAAGAACTAGAAAGTGTTGACGGCCAAAACGAAGTTGCAAGCAACAGAGTAATGGACTTATTAAAAGAGTTAGAAACAGCTCGTAAAGAGCGTAGTTTCGATACTGTCGACGGACCAGTTGGTGAGTCAAGTGATATCGACAACAGCGAAAACACTAAAAGCGCAATAGGGAGCTAATTATGAATATGAAAGATATGATTCAGCGAATGACAGATATCGAAGCTGAAAAACAACAATTAAATGAAAACGAAGCAGGTATGCCGCCTATGGATGCTCCAATGAGTGCTCCAGCAATGGACCAAGGCAATCCTGTAACAATTAACGTATCAATGAATGCTAGTGGCAAAGAACACGTAGCAGACTTATTAGATATGATGAAAAATGCAGGGTTAAATGATGCAGAACCTGTAAGTGCAAAAACACTTTCACCACGTATGGATATGGAACGTTTAGCAGGTATTATGGATGATCCAAAGATTCCAGGTAAAGACGAAGTACCAGGTGACGAAGATACAACAGATAGTAGTTGTAATGATGACATTGATGCAGACGATGAATCAGTAGAAGAATTTGCTAATTCACCTGAAGGGTCAGCAGGCGATCCAGAATACAAAGATCATCACCACATGACAAAAGATTTAAGTGGCGGTATTAATCGTAAGAAGAAACAATACAAAGCTGCACAGCCAGGCGATAATGCAATGGCAATGGAAGGTATTAAAGAGCACCTTTATAACTTACTAGCTGAAAAGAAAGGCAAGCCAGACTTTTTAGATCTAGACAAAGACGGTGACAAGAAAGAGCCTATGAAAAAAGCTGCTAAAGACGCAGGCAAAGGCAAAGGTAGCAAACCTAAAAAAGGTAAAGTACCTCCACAGTTTCAAAAAGAAGCATACGAAGATAAAAAAGATAAAACAGAGAAGTGTCCAGAATGCGGTAAAACTGGAAAAGTTAAATTGATGGCTTGTGCCAGCTGCGGCTGTAAATAAGTAATAAAAAGACTACTAGCTCTCACAACTCAAATAGCGACTCCGGTCGCTATTTTTTTCACTAAATATTAATATGGCAACTAAAAGTTTAGATGGTGTTCTCACCAAGAAAGCAAATCAGAAAGAAACGTTTACCGAGGCTCAGATTGAAGACCTTGCTAAATGTATGGACCCTGATTTAGGATATTTGTATTTTGCAGAGAAATTTGCATTTATTCAGCATCCTGTAAAAGGCAAACTATTGTTTGCTCCGTTTGAATACCAGTTACGATTAATGCACTCATATCACAGTTATCGTTTTAACATTAATATGATGCCTAGACAAACAGGCAAAACTACATGTGCTAGTATCTATCTTGCTTGGTATGCAATGTTTAACCCAGATCAAACTATTCTTGTTGCGGCACACAAGTACACAGGCGCACAAGAGATTATGGCACGTATACGTTACGTATACGAAACTTGTCCAGATCATATTAGAGCAG